GAGCTCCATTCTTGTCTGAGATCCCTTCATTTACAAAGATGATGCGAGCGTTTACTTTTGCTCCACGATTAAGGATCTTTGGCTCAGATGCATTGTCAATGTCTCTTTCCAAATCGCTGTAGTCAACTAAACTCATGATAAGTTCTCCTTCGTTAATAGTTAATTAAACTACGTTTTCATTTAGCTTGTGATCTCCACACCAATCAGTTTCAAATACAACTGGGTAACCATTCATAGTGGGAGCGTGTCGTCTACATCTGCCGATTGGGGCTGTGTTTTTACTACCTTCAGCCTTAACCTTTTCAATGTACCACATACAGGTAGCACAACTTATACCCTTACTTCTATGTTTCCAAGGATCTCCACTCATTCTTTATCACCTCCTTTCAAATCCAACTTAGGTTTATCCTCCCAACTTAGCCCTATTTTCTTTAGCAGCGCACGGATGTCAGGAGGCTCCTTTGCTTCTAATTTACCGTTAGCTTTCAAGCGTGACCTAGCAATGTACTCACCTAGTGAGTCGATGAGCATTTCACGTTTAGGTTCACGTCCTCTGCCATCCTTACCTATTATGACATAGATCTCGTCAAAAAGGAGTGGAATAGTTACAACTGCTTGACCAGTTGTTAAGAAGCGATACTTTATATCTTCAGTTGCTATCCCTGTTTTAGTATCTATTCGAACTAGCTTTTTAATCTCTCGTAAGTGTCCAGTCATGATAAAGTCACAAGGTAAGCGCATTAGTTTCTTGATATAATTAGTCATACTTACCTTCTGTGGATTATAGTCATGACGATGCTGAGGAGCTTCACCTGCTCGATTTTTGCTAGCTAACTGTTCATTCATTACAGCGTCGCCAAAAGTAGTTGCAGAATCTAAGCAGTAAGTTCCAAAGTGATTGAAATAACCTATTCTCATTCTTATATCAATAGTTTTCTTCCACTCAGCGAAAGTTGTAGGACTGAAAGGATCATCAGATTCCCAGCGAGTGTCAGCTATTACGTCTCCGTTAGTGATGAGGTCTCGTAAGCATTTAGTTCCACCAGGGTCAAAGGAGTCTATGTGAATAGGACGCCGTGCTGTACGGAGAATGAAAGTTTTCCCAGCGTTAGTTTCACCTGTTACAAGTGCTGAGAAACGCTTTTGTAATGGATCACCCTCGTAAAATTCCTTTACTTTTTGTAGTTCCTTATGGTAATCGTAGGCCATTAGTTATTTTTCCTCCTTTAATTCAACAAAGTCAATGTCAACTATCAACATATCATCTGAGATTCTGACATCTTCTACCTCGTAAAGTCTTCCCCATTGATCTTCAACGTAGAACTCTTGATCAGGTCTTTTTAAGTCGTTGATTAGCTTTAGTGTATTTTCAAGTGTTAGCATTAAACACCTCCATTTACTTTTACTACTTGAATAGCTTTTCTTACATCATAGTTTCCCCATCCAGGTCTACGCATTCTTATTATACCTATAGATCCAGGCTTCATGTTAAGTAAGTCTGATAGATTAATTATATATGGGTCGACTACGATAAAGAAAGTTTCTTTATCTACTTCAATAGATATGTAGTTATCTGTAAAGTTTTCAAGTTCAAAACACTCTTCCATTAATCTAGAAGACATTAATTATCCCCTTTCCATTCAAGGTCTTTTCTATTTCTAGTATCCTGCTCCATTGGATTCCAGAACTCAATTCTAAAACCAATAGGTGGTTCGTAGCAATATTGTAGTGGATTTTGCCATGCTAGGCAATAGTCGTGGAATGGGCAGCCTCGATAGTTGGTGCAAGATTTAGGGTTCATAGGGAATGCCATTAAGACGCTGTCACCTTCCTTGCAATGTGAGAGACGATCCATCTCACGGTCTAGTACATCCATCTGATTGTTAATAGCCCAGAGCCAAGTATTCATTTGCTCAGGAGTTTTAAAAGCAGGGACTCTACGTAGTGAAGCATGGTAACCTGCTGGGCGATTCTTAGATCCACGCTTGAGGAACGTAAAACCTACACCGCAGAATTCGATGCCTAAGACTTGCTCAATAGGAAACATACAGTAAAGGCAGTGAGTGTAAGTACCATTCTGGAAACTTAAGTGAAAGTTCTCAGACCACTGTCGACCTAATAGATACTTTTCGTGAGTAGTTTTATGATCCCAGGAGAAGATTTTGTCGTCTTCCAATCTCCTCATTACAGAGTCCATTCGATAGCAGATTGTACGATTTTCGTCAATAGGTACAGTGCCTGAAATTTCAGTCATCTTGACATCGTCTATTTCAACTACTTCATTGTCAATTAAGTCACGAGAGTATTGAGCTTCAAATTCCATCAGAGCGTTTAGTACACCTGTTGGAGTTTTAGGTTTGTAGAGTTCGTCGCCTTCAGGTGGAAATTCCTTGCGGTAGTATTCTTCAAATACTTGATAAGCGCCTTGGAAATCTTGGTAGCCGTTTAGTAGTTGGTACTCACGAGCGAGATGCCAAGCTTGACCGAAGTAAAGGTCATGTTCAGGGTAATCAGGACGCCAGCCGAGAAGGTAACGAAAGAAGTATTGCCGTAGACACTCGATGGAGGTGTCTAGTTTAGATGAATCTTTTATATCCCACGTAGGGTGGTAGGGGATTAGCATCTTATTTTCCTCTCTTTATTAAATGTAAGTCCATTAATTCTTGAGTCATACGAAGAATGCGACTATGTAACTCATTTATATACACAAGTGCATTATGATCTTTTGCATCAGGTGGTAGATTAGCATAGTCACTATTTTCAAGTAGTGCTTCCTTCCTCCATTTCTTCAATGTTCTCTCTGTAATCATAAGGCTCCCATTCCTCCGTTAGTTTATTAAGCTTATTTAATAGTGACTCTTCATGATCCCAGTAGGCTGCATCTGATTTGTAGATAGCAGACTTAGGATAGCTTTTTACTTTGATGAACTCAAGATTAGCAGCACCTATGATTTCACCTTCTTTATTTCTAGGAAGCATCCAAGACATTTTCCTAACTTTTCTTTCCATGAGGATTCGATCTGAGTTATGGACGAAAAGGCCAAGGATAGTTCTACCATCAGTGGTAGTTAGCTTTAGTCGATACAAGTTAATCACCTCCTTTATCTTAAGACATGGTTTCTCTCAATGTAGATACCACCTTTAAAAAGTAATAAGTTGAGTTTGCTATGTTTATGAGCGAAAATTGCACAAGCTATGCTATTCATGACGTTTAAAGAGCAAGGAACTATGTAGTCTTCTTCTGTAGAATCTTTCATACGCTCAGTAAAGACTCTCATCATGTTGTTGGTAGAATAACGATTCATAGGTCCTTCACTGAGAAAGATTACATCTCCATAGTTCCTCGCTGCAGAAAAGTCATGCGATGACTTATTTACTATAAAGACGTTCTTTTTCATAACTCATTCCCTTCAAAATTGCCGTTAGTAAGCTCATGTTCTGGACTGCTGGGCATTAGGTCTTTAATGCTGTCGACGAGAGAAGATGGAGCAGATGATTTAACATCTTGCTCCTTCCTTCTATCACGTAGGTCAGCGGTGCTTACTGTTGAAGGTCTTAGATTATCCAAATTTTGGACAAACTTCCTTTTTTCCTCAGTTTCCTCAGTGAACTCAGGAACGATGAGTGGGTCTAAGTCAAAAGGTACAGGTGAATCTACACATTCATGAGGGTCTATTATGTCCACTATTCTACCATAAGCTTTTACAGCCTTACGGATTACTGGTAGAGGAGTTCCACAGACAGAGCAGTAGATTATTTTCATTTATATCACCTCCCTAATTTCAACTTTGCACATCTCCCAGGGTTTCGCTAGCTTGTTAAGTTCGACTACTATGCATTTTAAAGAGCATCCAATAGTAATAGAAGCACTTACTTCTGAGCTGAATTTCTTAGGCACGTATCCACACATAGTATCTTCAAACTCAATACGTACAGAGTTAGGATCATACTTGTTTGTTGGCTCAGGAACAAGTTGCATATGTTGGTCTACTTCAAGTCCGTCGAGGACTTTATGCAACTGATGATGTTGTACACCTGCGATGTAGAACTTGTGAGATACTGTGTAATTTTCCTGATCGTCAGTTGTTGTGTCTTTTTCTTCGTCTTTGTTCATAGTCTTTCTCCTTTTTAAGTTAAATTATAACCTTTCCATCCTCATCTACCATTCCCCACTTTTGCATAACTTCGAAGTAAGATGCTTGATTAAAAGGAGGAACTCCATTTTCACAGCAAGATATAGCATTCTCAGCATTCATTCCTAAACATTCACTATGACAAGCTAATGCTTTGGTGTGGACAGCTAACATTAGTATGTGAGAAGCTATAAATGACTGTGTGTCTCCAGGTTTTAGTTCTTCTATTTGTTTTAGTACATCATCTATTATCATTTTCATCTTTAATCACCTCTACGTTAAAAGTTCCTTTAGGTATCTTTTTGTTAGTTAGATTATTCATCAGAAAGTTTAGATTTCCCATTTATTAATTTAGACATATTTGACTTACAGCAGCCATATAACTCTGCTATTGCTGACAATGAGTATCCAGATCTATTTAAGTCTCTCATAGCAGCTACTTCTACTGTACTATACTTAGATTTCCTTATAAATCTACTACCTGAGTTAACTGAGTCTTTTACATTATCTTTTTGGTTACCTAGGTATAAATGGTGAGGATTTACACACTTTTGATTATTACATCTATGAAGTATTAATCCATTTTTTCTAGAGTATCCTTTAAGAGGAGTCCCTTTAAATAGATGCATAGATACTCTATGAGCTAAGCATACTGATTTGCCTACTCTAAAGCAT